TTAAAGCAATTAACGCACCTCATTTTCTTGTTGTGTGTTGCGTATTTTTACATTTGCTTCATATCTTACAAAATCTTCCATTGCGTATTTCATACTATACTTACGCAAAAAATATATTTTACTTAATCCTTCGCTGGGATGTTCAGTTGTTGACATTAATATAAATGGTTCATTTGAAGTTATAAACACTTCAAAATAATACATAAAGCCGTTCATTTTTACTGGTTTCATACTAATTAATATTAAAATATTCTGAAAATTTGTTTTTTACCAATTCAACTAATTCTTTTCTATTAGATACAATAAATTCATTTGAATTATTAGCATCAATAAAACCTTGATAAATAAACTTTTTCTTAATTAATTTACCCTCTAAATAATTTTTACCTTTTTTAAAAATTTTACCAATAGGAAAAGAACTCTTTTGTCCTTTTATGTAGATAATATTTCTACTATCAATTACTACTTTTCTATTTTTGTCATACATAATTAAAAGTTTAGTTTAAGTTCCTGAATTTGTTCTTCATATAGTTCAATACTTGCCTGAATTAATAATTTAATTTCGTTAACCAATGATATATCGGTATCAATTTGCATTATTATTTTGCGATCCTGTCCAGTATCAAAGCTGATCATAATATTTGCAATATTGCCTGAATTTTGGCATAATTTTAAACGATCAATCTTTTGCTGAATATGATCTATTTCCAAAAATGTTTCCCGAAGGTTGTTAAATAGTTCCATAAAATTTAATTGTGTTGCATTTCGGCATACCTTCCAAAATGGTAACCAATGTGAAATAATGTTAATTCTGATGGATAAAAAATTTCAATTCTTCCACCATCTAATTCAGTGAAAGGAATGTTCCGATTGCTCAAAAAGGTTATCAGACCATGAATGTAATTGTGAACGATTATGCTTTTTTCTTTTTTTTCTAACATTGCTGATAAATTTAATGATTGATAAAATTTGAAGTAAGATTAATAAACCTATGGCAATGGGGATGCCAAAAAGTATCAGATATAAAACTGATATTACCCAAGCAATTAATTTCATAAATTGTCAGCAAAACACATTAACAAGCAAAGCAGAACGATCAGAACGATCTGGAGTGTAGTTTTTTTCATTTGTTTTTCGTTTAAATGTTAATAAAATCGTTTGTCAGGTTAAATTTATGCACAATTTTCTGATAATTCCAAATTTTTAGGCAAAAAAATGGGGAAAATAGACATTTTCCCCTGTAATAAACACCTCAAAACTATAACCAAACCTATTTTAAGAACAATTCACGTTCAGCTATTCGCCTATTAGTTAATCCCTTCACAGGGGTTTTACCTACTTTATTCCACCTTAAAAATTCATTTGCAACTATTTTTTTATCTACACCAGCGTTTAATTTTTCCAATAATTTAGAATCTTTAAACGCTTGTAACCCTATATTATATGCTAAACTGGTCATTGCTGCCATCATATTTGCAGTTATAGGTACTTTTATAAGTGGTTTTAAAAATTTAATGCGTTGATCAACATCAATTTTTAACCACCTTTCAGCAGTTGCAAGATCAATTTTATCACCTGGTCTTATTGCCTGTCCTGTATCTTTATTGATAGTATTACCAAATCCAATTGTATAAATGCCGCCACTATCAGGATAAGAAGTTAATTTTAAACCCTCAAATTGCTTTATTAAATTTAATGCACTCACTTTTTTTCCAATTAATAGAATCAGCAATACTCCTATACCTATATATAGGTATCTTTTATTGAACATCACTATCTTTTGCCAATAATCCTGTAATGGCAGCAGCAAGACCGGCAATTATTGTTATCCAGTTATTTTGCTGGATGCCATCAAGTATAAGTGAACCACCAGCAATTGATCCGAAAAATGATGTTTTAATATTTTTTAATATCCTTTTCATATTACTTTTTTTTTAGTTGTTTAAGACCTACCAAAATTGATATAGTGCAAGATATTGAACTGGCAGCAAGAAAAATGACATTTGCCCATTCTGACAAGTTTTGAATCCCCAACAGGGAAAACAAAATTGTGCTAAACGTGGCAATATGTGTAGGATCAGTTGTTGACTGCATCGTTTTGTTCATCTTTAAACTTTTCAGCTATCTTATTAAATGCCTGAATAGCAGTAAAAGATTCATCTATTTTAGAAAATACACCTTTACTGGTTGCCAAATCTAAAATTGCCTTAATTATTTCCAATGCTTGTTTTTCGTTCATTTGTCTAATTTTAAATTGTTATTAATTAAATCAAAGTTAATCCAAGCTGATCACATATCCACTGGTAAGCCGCCAAATTAATATCACCAGTGCTATCCCATACTGAATAATCAGGTTCAACAATGGTTAAATTTCCTTCAGAAAGTTTATTTTCACCAGCTTCAGCACTAAATATTGACCAGTAAAATGTAGCAGAATTTTCCAAATTGTCATTAATTATGTAAGCATTAATCCAGTTACCTGTTTGCTCTTGACCGCTAACCCAAATTTGAATTGATTGAATTTGTTTCATATTATTTTATTTTATACGTTACCCATTTTTAAAATTCTATAAGAGAGATTCAAATCTGGAGCAGTTCCAGTTTGTCGGACTTGAATATCTAAACCGCTTGTTTGTATGCTAACAAGTGTTGCATTTTGTTGTGTTAATATACTACTTGTTGTTCCATTTGTGTATATTATTGCACTTGCTGCCCAATCAGCAGTATTTTGTCCATCTAATGTCACTATTACTAAATACATTGCACCATAAATTGCAGTCATTGTATATATGGTAGTAAAAGTATTAAATATACAATTAGCAGTAAAGGAAGTATTGGTTACAAATTTTGCACCTGTAATTATTGAACTTCCTATAATATTACCAGTAACTTGAAGTCTATTTCCATTGTCTACGCTGGATCCAAGAATTAAATTTCTATTGCTTGTAAATCTTGCAGCTTCAGTAAATGTCTGACCATATTTTGTAGCACTACTTCCAGTTTCAAATATTAAAGTTCTGCTTGCATCTTCTTTAATTCTCCAAGCTAACCTACTTGATCCACCATCACTTCTGTCAAACCATATAAATGGATCATCACTTGTTTGTGCAATAGATATTGAAGCATTACTATTTGCTGATATATCTAATTTATATTGTGCTGTAATAACCCCTAAACCTAAATTTCCGCTAATATATCCATTTCCAGTTACTTGTAAACGATTTCCGTTGTCTGTGGTAGATCCAACAATTAAATTATTAGAAGTAGATATTCGCATAACCTCACTGGCATTAATTGTTTGCCACATTCCAAACAAAATAGCACCTGAAGAAGCAGTAGTAATGCAAAAATCACTTGCAATAGCACCTTGAATAAAGTTATTTGTTGAAGTTGCTAAACCAATAATAAATCTTTGCGTTCCAGCTGATTGTGCATTATCTATTCTTAAACTGGGCGCATTAGCACCAAAAATTTGAATACCATTATCAGCAGTTGATGAACCAACAATTAATTTACCTGATCCACCACCACCAATGGCAGCAGTTCCTATATGCGTTGTTGGTGTAAATGATAAACCAAACCCACCATCAGAAACAACTCTATTTGCTGATAAAGTTCCATTACTATTGTAAATGTTTGTAGAAGAACTACCACCATCAGCAATAAGATCCCAAGCAGTACCAGTATCACGATATATGGCAGCGGTATCAGTTGAAATAAAAATTCTGCCAACAATACCAAAAGCTGGTCGGTTGGCAAATGTATCAGAATTGAACATTGGAGTCCCTTTCTGATTCAGTATAGAGAGATCCAGAACAATCATTATATGTACAATTTACGAATTACGATTAGTTGGTTTCCTACGTTAATAGGAGTAGCAAAAGATAATTGATATTGTGTGGTATCAATTTCACCCCTATTTCCTGATATTCTTAAAGACTGATTCGGCTGCAAAGGAACATCAGCGATCACCAATGCAGTTGTGCCATTGTTAATAAAAGTAATTTCATTACATTCAGATCCAATGTTAGCAGTAGTATAATAAACCTTTGTTTCAACATAATACTTCTGAAAAGCCTGTCCAGTTGACTTAGAAACACTATTTTCCTGTTCATACCTTGCACGATCAGACCTTTGCTTATTATATGCCAATTTCAACTTATCGGCTGAAATTTCATCCTGAATACTTATTTTCATGTGTTGTACTTGCATAATATTATTTTTTAGCACATATCAGGAAAAGACATACTTCCGTTTATTGATTTTGGTTTTAAAAATGGGAAGTTGTAAATTTCTTTTTTTGCAGAAGGTTTTGTTTTTACATAATCTAATAAATTTTTATTAAATATAGATTGTTGAAAAAACATATCTTGTTGTTTATTTGTACTTTTTTTAACTACTGGTAATATTTTTTTTACAACATTAACAATATTTTTTTTCTGCGGAATAGGTGATAAAGTTTTAAGTTCTAATTCTTTTAATTTATCTTTTCTATTTTGGTTTACAATATAATAATATACTGCACCACCTAAAAGTAAATATGCTATATATTTTTTTTTCATTAGAACCTGTATTTAATGTTTTTTCTAAAGTAATTATTATTTATTGCTGCAATTTGGTTTTTAGACAAATTGGAAGTAACAAATTGTTGTAAGTCTTGTTTAGATCCGCTTGGTATTCCGAATAAATACTCCTGTCTTTTACCAAATAATTTAATCAAAACGGCAACATCACCATCGTTTTTTACTCTTGTTAATTGCAAAGTTGCGTTTTCTTTATTATCATCTATTGCACTATATCTCAAGTTGGCATAAATTTGATCTGCAATAATTTGAAATTCACCCAATGGTTTTGATGGTTGAATTTTTTTTATTGTATCTGAAGTATATTTATCAATTATATTTTCTTGCTTAATTTCTTGACTGGATTTTAAAATACCCAATTTTTCAAGAATAGGTTTTAGAATAAAAAAATATCCTAAACCAGCGCCAATAAAATATAAATATTGATTTTTACTTTTCATTAATACTTATTTTCTTAACATTTTTAAAAGAAAGTTAAATTGCATTTTATCAGTTTCACCCATTTCACAAAGTAATTCCAAATCACTTGCTAACTGATCATCTATTAATTTAAGCCTTTCAACGGCATCGTAAATTCGGTTTTCGTTGTCAACTTCGGTTTCCTTTGTCATTGTTTCCGTTTGTATTCCAGCAACGTGCGTTACCTTTTGATTTGGTGCAAACAAATTGCCAAGTTGTGATAGTATCATTGTCTGAATTTGTGGCGATTTCATTAAACCAGCAAGGAAATTTTCTTCTTCAGGCTCTTCTTCTTCATCTTCCATATCTTGCTGCATTTTTAAAGCAGCAATTTCAGACCTTAAAGCATTAATTTCATTCATCAAATTAGGTTGATAAGCACCCATTTGATTCATAGGTTGATATGAAATTGGATTAAATGAAGTAGGGCGAAAATGAGTAACTACCATTCCAGTATCTTTTTTTTCAAAATATCCTGATTTTGGCATTTTTGGATGGATCCTCAAAGTTAATGTTGCTTCAACCCCCTGTTGTTCTGCCATCCGCAAATTGTTTTCCAAATGCTCCCTTGCTTCATTTTCATCATTGCCTGAATAATAAAAAAGTATATCGCCCTTAGAATCGTTTACTGACCAAAGATTAGTTTTTGCATTGGTATCGTACCATTGCATTACCGCATCAGTTCCAGTTAAAAATGCTTTATTAGGATTCGCCATACAATTAATATTAAAGGTGAAAGGAAAGTGTATTAATTAGGCATAATATACCCCAAAACATACGCTAAAATTAGCAGCACTAATTGAAGCATAAGCAGTAGGAGTTTGAATATAAGACTTTGCCCAAATAATTTGCTGACCAGCAAATGGGGTAATATCAAAGCTATATGCAGCAGTAGCAGCGTTTGAAACAACCCTGTTTAGCTCCAGCACAGGAATACGATTAACTGATTCTTTATCATTGTAATAAAGTACCAAATAAGTTGTTTTTAAATTTGCCAACGTTAGCAAAGCATTACCTGACAATACACTATTTGTAACAGTGTCGGCAGTATAGCAAACCAAATTAAGCAAAGATACAAAGCGAAGCTGGGGTTGATCATTAAAATAGAAACGAGTTCCGGTCGATGACTGGGGTACAACTACTTCGATGAATTCGTAATTCTGAACTTTGTTCATTTTGTTTTATTTTAGAACATAAAAAATAGGGGTTCTATATTTAACGTGGCATCCCCCTTTCCAATACAGTTTTTTCCAATTATCTAACTGGAGTAACATTTTGAGCAAGTATACCACGCATAATTACAACAATTCGTGGTGCAGTTGCTGCCTGTAAAACTGAAATTGCGCCTGGAAGCTCCAAAGTTATTACGTTGTTTTTAGAACCTACCAGTACGATATTAGGTTCGCAAGGATAGTAACCAAATTCAGTAGCATCATTCTGGTCAATAGTAGTTGCAGTTGCAGCGTGTCCCTGTTGGGTTTGTGGAACATACAAATGCCTGTAAAGATCCCAAGAAGGTACAATTTGCCTGTTATTTACCACAACTGCCAATTTACCATTGTAAAGATTATACAAAGCATCAGCAGCACCAGAAGTAGAGATAGCAACTGGACTTGGATAAGTAAAAAGTTTAAATGCAGTTGTAGTAGATGCAGCTGGAATAGCTACAAATACCCCTATACTGCTAACCACGAAAGCATCCTGAAGATTAAGAAGATTATTCGTTGCAAAATTTGTACCAGCACCTACACTGTTAACCAGGATAGGAATCTGATATGAAGTAGTTGTAGTAGACATTGCTACTTCTGAACGAATATACGACTGTGAAAGAACTGCAGTACCAGCAGAAAATCCAGCATTGTTAACGAGATTCTTGGCATTGTCGAAAACAAGCCTTTGACCATGTTGTGTTGCCATTTTATTTAATTTTTAAAATTTAATTAATAACTGTATTCCTCATCCATTCCAGCAATAACTGAAAGGTTATCTTCAGAATATCCTGAAATTACGGAAAGATCATCACCAGCCATAACGGAAACAGGAATTTGCATTGCGTTGTCCATTTGTCCAAGTACACCAGTTGACTGAAGCAGACCGAGACCACCGGAAGCAATCATTCCATTACCAATCGCAACACCAAATGATCCTTTGATAAGTTTAGGAAAATACGCTCCAATAGCAACAACCGCAGCAGATTTAATTTTTGCGTCAATGTTTGGAAGAATTTTACCTGAACTTGTTAGAACCCTTGCAGCAGCAGCACCAGCAACTAATCCAAGTGCATCCATCAAGAAAGATTTACCCATTGCTCCCATTTTTGAAGATTTTCTCCTACGGCTGGGGGCAGACCTTTTTTTTCTACGTGCCATTTTTTTTGTTTTTTTTGTTTATCGGGAGCAATCCCAAGATTTTTATAAATTTTTTAAATTTTCAATTTTTTGTGCAAGATCAAAAATATTATATGACTGAAATACTACTCCACCGCCATATTGTTTGTTACTGAATTTACGACCACCCATTTTTTTAGCTTTTATCAAAGCATATTCATACTGTTTATAGAATGGCAATAATCTTTCTTGATCATTCAATAATTGTAAAAAATGTATTACATAACGTGGGTTTCCGTTTGTATCGTTTGATATTCTTGTAAAGTCAGATGCTTCTATTTTGCCAATATTATGCAATCCACTAATTTTTTTTAATCCTTTATAAGTACCTTTTTTGGTTCTAACTTGCTGATATGTTGCTTTTGCTTTTGTGCTTTTACTTTCACCTTTTTCTATTATTTTAATAGCAGCAATCTTTTTGGGTGCAGCTTTCTTTTTTGGTGCAGCCTTCTTTTTAGGTGCAGCCTTCTTTTTTACAGGACTTTTTCTACCATATACAAATGCAAATGCTTCTTTTAAAGTTGCACCAGTTTTTTTTCTGTATGCAATCGCTTTTTTAAATTTTTCCTTTGCTATTTTTTGTGCCTGTGTCATTTTATTTGTTTTATTTTAGCTTGATATCTTAAAAAACCAATTATTAATGCAGTAACGGATAGAAACAACGCTATCTGCTCATATTTTAATTCTTCTTTTTTATAATTTATCATTTTTTTAATGTTTTTTCACACCATTTAAGCATTTCATCACCGCCCCATAATTGATAACTTATATAACCACATTTATCTATTTCTCCCACATATACTTTTGCTCTTTTTAAAAATGAATATATTTTTTTTACAAAATTTTCATTTAAACTTTCCCGATTCATTAACTTTAAAGCCGTTTTCACTCCAGTTGCATTTTTGCAACTTCCTTTCATAAGATTTAAAAGATATCCTTTACTTGCGTTTTTTGATGCCTTTACTGGATATTTGTTATACATATTAAAGGTGAAGGAAAAGTAATTACTTTTTGCGACTAATTAAGTAAATGATAACCGCACCACCTATAACAATGGGTAGATAATTCATTTTCTTAGATCCATCAGCATTAAAATTATCAGTTTGGTTTACAATTCTATCAACTTCATCCTGTGAAGCCTGTTCCATCCTTGCATCAGATTGTAATTTCTTTTCAACAACATTTTTTACTTGTTTTGCCAATACTCTTTTGCCAACCTCGCTAACTTCCTTAACATCAATACCCAATTTTGACAAAAATTCAGCTAATTTAATCAGTATGGGGGCAGCAGTAGCTGAAGCAGCAGCAGCAGTAGTAGCAACAACACCAATTTGACCTTCTGAATTAAATTCAACTTCATGTCCAGCAATACGTTTCTTTTTTGCTCCCTGTTCTACTTTTCTTAAAAGTTCGTTTGGATTACCACCTAAATTTTTCCACCAGTTTTGTGTTTCATCTGCCCTATTATCAAAAGCAGTTTTTAATTTTGTAGCTAATCCCATAAAATTAAGACCTACCAACAAAAGAAAGGATCCCCTTGCTGGAGCAAGTGCAATTTTAAGAACTATTTTCTTTTTTTCTTTTGGTACTGGAGCAGCAGCTTTAGCAGCAGCTTTCTTTTTAGTTTGACCAATACCGGATACCGAATATAGTGGCATACTGGGAATTTTATCTATTTTATGATAGTAAGTTTTTCTTTCGTTAAATGTTGATAGCACAGGATCAATAAAATATTCGTTTCCTTCATTATCCTGAATAACTGCAAAAACGTGGTGCGGAATTTCATCTAAAAGTTTATAACTGGCAAAACGATAATAAATTTTATTATCAATTAATCCTTTGCGTTTTAAACTATCCAATACACCCATTATAAAAAGTGCATAATTTTTGCAGTCATTTTTTCCCAAAGATAAAATCGCACTTGGCGACATTATCCTTTGCGACTTGTCAGATTCAATTTTATACTGGACATTCTTTTTAAGAAATTCAAACAATTTCTTTGCAGTTTGAATTCCATCACCTGAATAAAAATCTTTGCTAATTTTATCATATTCACCAGCATATATTTTATGAGCAGAAAGCATTGCAGAAATAATATCAGGTACCTGTTGATCCCTAACAATCATTTTAGAGTTTCCCCCAAAACTTTTTAATCTACCCAAAAGTATATTTCTTTGCATTATATTAAACTTGCTTGATAATTAAACGGAACAACTAAACCATCAAAATTGCCAGTTCCCTTAATTGTATAATTTAACCCTTTCTTTAACCATCCCTTTGTACTTACAAGCTGGAGTATGCCAATGGTAGGGGAAGCCTGTATTTTCAATTCAGATTCAGAACGTGCTGCAATTTTTTGTTCGGCAAAACTTGAAAAATCAGCAATTAACTTATCCCCTAAATATACTTCACCAGTAATGGCAGATACTTTTGCAGTTTGCCCAGTCGGATTCTGCACACCAAAAACAAGCTGAAATTTTTTATTAGAAAAACCAAGTTTTTTAAACATCAGTTTTGTTTTAGCAGCAAGTTGACTTTTGCCCAAAAAATAATACCCAGTTAAAGCCGCTAAACCAATTAAAATAAAATTTCTCATTTTCAAAATTTTCTAATAATAACACAAAAATACTAAATATTATTCAAAAAAACAAATTTAGGTCAGACAAGGTCAGAAACAAGGTCAGTTTGAGGGTACACAAGGTCACCCCTGTAAGGGGTGACCTGTGTCCCACCCATGTTTCCTGATCCAAATTGACCAACATAAAAACTGACCTAAACTGACCAACATTCATCAAAATCACTTTTCCTTCACCTTTGACAAATAAAAAAGGGGCAAATTGCCCCTTTTATGTTTGTATGTGGTGTTAATCTTTGTCAGGATGCCCCTGTAAGGTATTTTCGTGCCTCAAATTCCTTCGTACTCTTGCAATATAGGTTCACATACCACCCACCACTTTTAAGGGCAAATTTGAGCATATTATCCACGTTGTTAATATTCCGATATTTTCGGGGTGCAATTCCGGTTTCAGGTTTAAAAAAAATAATAGCAGTAAAAAGTTTCATTTGTTAGAAATTTTCTATTTTTGCAACGAAGGGAAAGTGGTTTTTCGTTAAGAGAGATCATTTGTCAAGTAGGGTAGGAATTAAAAATCCTATCCTATTTTTTTTTCGTATTGTTCTATTGCCTTAAATATTTGATATACCACTTGCGGAACTATTGCATTTCCTCCTGCTTTGATTGATTCGTTTCGCCATTTAGGAAAGGTAATAGAGTCCAATCGGTCGGAAATCCCATCATTTCCAATACAAATTGGGGATTGAGTTGGGAACCTGGTAAAATCCCCTCTCTCATTAAATGCCCTACAACGTGTTCTCTTTTTACTTGACTCGGTGGAAATGTGCTGTTTGTGGCGTCTTGTAAAGTTGGTGTTGGTAAAATCCCCATTACCATTGCTCTCGTTAGTGTCACCGAGTGCATTGAGCCTTCCTTGATTTGAGTTGACTTCATTGTTGCTGTTGCATTGGTTGAGTCCATTGCTGTTGGTGTTGGTAGCATTTGATTGTTTGCCATTTGCGGTAAACTTATCCCATATTGTAGACCTGTTTTCAAACTTATTGATTTCCCATTTGTCAATTTCCTCCCCTCGTTCGTTGCATCCATAGTTTTTGGAGTAGGCAACAAACCATACTCTATCCCTTCGGTGTGGTGCGTTGACGGATACAGCTGGAAGTACATACGGTTGTACTTCGTACCCCGCAGCTTCCAGGTCAGTTTGCACTTCGTGGAAAACCAACCCTCCTGACCAATTAACAAGTCCGAGAACATTTTCGCCCACAACCCAACGTGGTTGAATCTCCCGAATCGCTCTAAGCATTTCCGGCCAGAGGTGTCGGTCATCTTCTTTTCCAAGTCTTTTTCCTGCTGATGAGTATGGTTGACAGGGAAATCCTCCTGTAAGAATATCAATTTTGTTTGCATATTTTGTAAAGTCTGATTTTGTTATGTCAGTAAATTGTTCTGATTGTGGCCAGTAGTGGTGTAATACTTTTTGACCAAATGGATTCCACTCACAATGAAACTTGTTGTCCCATCCCATCCATTCAGCAGCAAGGTCAAAACCACCAATACCTGAAAATAGTGATCCGTGAGTCATATTATTTTTGTTTATACAATTCACCATACTTTAAAATAGATCCATCCAGCAACCAGTCTTTTAATACTTTTTTACAAGTTGTAGATCCTTTACCAGTAAATTCCTCAAGGTCAGATAAAATTTCAGAATATTTACGTGGTTCAAACAATATCCTGTTTATAAGGCTTGTTTTTTCCATCCCAAAAATATAGGTTCCTGTGTTTTCCTTTGTATTATGTGCCTGTGTCCATCCTGAACCTGAATAATAAATAGATATTGGGTTGAATTCATCACTTGACCTTAAAAATGTAGCTGATAGATCAATAGTTTTGTTTTCCTTGTTTTTTTCAATTTTTAAAACGGATTGTGCTTTTCTATCTAAATAGGATCCAATATGACCAATTGAATTTTGATCTTTTTTACCTAAATGAAGTACGCACAAAATCAACAAATTGTGAATTTTGGTAATTTTTTTTAACCATTGTATAAGGTAAAAAGATTGTTCAACACTATTAAAATCTGAAATTAGATCCAATATACCATCCAGTACCAAAATAGAGCAATCGGCATTCTCTTGCAAATAAAGTTCTATCATTTGCTGAATCTCATTGGGACTATCTTCCCGGAATAAAAAACTATCAAAATTGTGGGGTAAATGATCAGTTATTATTTGTGTTCTGATCCTGTCCAGCACTCTGTAATAGTCAAAATCTGAACTTTCGGTATCTACATAACAAATCCGTTTCCTGTTTTGAGGAAAATTTAATTTCATACCGAAAATATCCCAAGTTGTAAATGCAGAAGCAATGGCAGAGGTTATAAATGTACTTTTACCAGCCTTTGGCAATCCCTGAAAACATACAAAACTTTGTAAACAACCTATATTTTTACCACCAATAGTTAAAACGATATTTTCATCAGGTGGGGTGTAGTCTTGTTTATATTTTCGGGATAACAATTTTTCATGCAGATCATTTGTCATTGGTTTGCACGTTTTAAATTATTATACTACTTTCCTTCTCACCTTTAGTTTCAATGTATCCACAAAATTCATCTGCAATATTATAAGATTCTTTAATTAAGTATGTTATATCCATAGGGGATAGATCTTCAATTTTATTTTTTCTTAATTGTGCAGACAAAATGTTAAGTGCAGTTATTTCTAATTTGCTCATTCCAGCCATCAAAATAACTTGACCGAATTTGTCTTGCATTGGATGAACTGGCATTGCTGGTAGATCTTTGTTTCTTTGCGACATTTTTAATTTTATTTAAGGTTAAACAAAAGGGGCAAAGCGGTTGCCCTACCTTGCCCCTGTTTATTGTTATTGTAAAAATTTTAAAGCAATTAACGCACCTCATTTTCTTGTTGTGTGTTGCGTATTTTTACATTTGCTTCATATCTTAC